TATTCACACCCACGACCGAAACCGCCGTAGCGTCGGTGTCCGTCTTGTCGGAAAACGACGGATCGATGAACGCAACACAGTATTGACAATCCCACACGTCAACCGTTTCAAACGCGCCGATTGTGTCGTTATCCTGGACGTGCCGCAATTCATAGTTGCAGCACCATTCGGCATACGGCAGCCGGTCTTTCCGCGCCATGATCTCCGTAAGCTCGTCCGCGGGCATAGGGACAGTACCGACTGGAAAGCGCCGCCCCTCGAAATACGTGTCCTCTATGGTGGAAAATACGTCCTCTTCATGCCAGGGCGTGCCGGACAGCCGCGTCTGGCCGAGCGGGTCAATCAGGTTATCCAGTTCCCGAAAATACGCCTTCGCCCATTCACGCGCCGCCGGGCTGTACCGGTCCTCAATAGTAACTATGTCATCCGGCCAAATATAATCAAAGTGCGCGCCTGTGATCGACGCGCCCACGCCTGCCGCCGTGATTGACGGCTCGGGCGTTACGGTCTTTTTAAAAGAAAAAGTCGTGCGCTCGCTAGACCACACCGCTGTCTTTACATCAACGATATTCCAGCGGGAAAACATGTAGAGCCGCAAAACGTCGTTTGTTTCAAAATGCTTTTGTATGGTTTTCAGAACGTCGCTTGAAAGCTCTTTCGTTTTTCGCACAATAAGTAGTCGCATGGCCGGGTTACACAGGAAAAGGAGCGTCATGGCAACTATGCCACACGTCGTTTTATAACTTCCCCTATGTGCCTGGAGGACGCCGAATTTTGCGTATTGCAAAAATATCTTTATCCATTCACCATGCAGCGGCGACAATTTGTCATAGCCAAGCAGGTGACCGAACTTATGCGGTTCGGCGAGCCATGCGCGAAGAAGCGCAACGTGGTCAATCTTTTGGTTCTGGCTTAGTAATCCCAAATTCTTTCAATACCTGTTGGACTTTTTCATCGTCGGTGTTTATGGTAAGGACGGTTTCGGTTTTTATTTTACTGCCCTCGGTCCCCTCGCGCAGTTCTTTCAGCATCGCCACGCGGGCGGGTTTCCCTTTCGGGTCGGTACTGTTCAAAATCGTTTCGACAACTTTTTGGATACCTTGACCGCCTTTAATGCCCGATTGATCGGCGAGTAGATCGGCGTAAATCTCAGACATAAGTTTTTTTATGCGCTTGGCTTTGCCTGATTTAATGCCGCCCAGCCGCCCCCGAGCTTTCGCCGAGGTTTTTGGTTTTAAGTTTTCGGTGCGTCCAGCCATTACACTTTCACCACCTTACCAATTCCGAAAATGTTTTTAACAATCACTTCCGGCCTGCCCTGGAGAAAATCATCACACGCCTTTTTCACGCCGGGGAATGGCGCGTACTCATAGTCGTGAATTAAAATGATACCGCCCGGCGTCATTTTATCATAAACCTTTTTAAAGCTGTCCATGATCGACCCGTAAAAATCCCCGTCGAAAAACGCAAAACAGATTTTCTCCGGGTACCGGTCATCCGGTATATCGCAGAAAAACCCCTTATTAATGACGGGCAATTCTACCCCGGCGTCGGCAAACGTTTTTTGAAACTGTTCAACGGTCACCGCCGACGATCCCTTATCGCACGGCGTCGCGCCGTCCTCTGCCGTTTTCGGGGGTAGGCCCTCGAAAGAATCATAGACGTGCAATTCTTTGTCGGATTTTATTCCGGTAAGAAAGCGCTTAATATAACTTGACGTTACACCAACGTTGCAACCGAGTTCCACCACATCACCGGGCAGGTCCAGCACGGACGCGAGGTTTTTTAAAATATAGTCGATTTGCCCGTCGCCCAGCATGATAAATTTTTTCCCTTTTGTTCCGGCGAGTATGTCGTTCAATATTTTTTCCATTTCGGTTTCGCCTTCTTTATTGGTTTCTTTTACGCCCAGCGCGTAATTTTGCCGGGAGGTTCCCCACATCTGCCGGGCGTAAATCTTATCCGATCCGTCATACTCCTTTCCGTCGGCAAAATGCGGCCAATTAAAATAATGCGAGGGGAATATTTTCACCTTCGCTTCTGTCTTTCTGAACATCTCGCCCATGTAAGCGTTGCCAGTCGTTTTCCACGGTTCACCTACCGTCGCTTTTCTTCGCAAACCCTCGATAAGCTCTTTCGCAAACAGACTCCCTTTTTTACACGCATGAAGCGGCGAAATAAGGCCCGGCCGCAGCGTTTCATGTTCATATACGCTATACGCATCATAATCATTATAAAACAATTCATCAATCGGATTCAAACAAATTGCATCCGCCCCGACCATAAAGCCGCCGTTATAGTACAATATTTCATACGTACAAACGTCAGACACACCGTGCCAAATTTTCCGCTGCCAGTAATAATCAAGATGTTTTTGATTGACCCAGTGCGCGCCGCGTATTTCATCGTTTCCCCATAATCGATACTGCCACGTTGGATGTTTTTCCCGCCAAGTATCCATCCATTTAAGCGGGGGCGGGTTCGGCCCCACCCATAACTGATGGATTATTTTCGGTATCGTCACCGGTTCCTGTCCGTCGAATTTCCACACGTCCAACCCACGTTTATTCCCCGCGACTGAATCTATATCCCCCCGGTGTCCGATGAGCGAGGGAACGGGGAAAAGCATCTTGATACCGTTCCGCTTCACGTATTCCGATATCCGGTCGTCATCGTGCCGGGAGCGTTGCCGGTCAAACTCTACAAGCATCGGCTTTATATGTGCTACCGGCAAACAAATAGCTACCCCGCCCCGCGTCACCCGGTCCATGTACACACCGTCTTTCGTCCACAACGGCGAGTTTTTCCGGTCCTGTTTAAGAAAAAAATTATATCCCTGGGGCAGGCTGCCGGGGGCGCGCTTCCGCTCTTGTTCGGCAATAAAAGCGACTGCTTTCTCGCGGAAATGATCGGTCACGATAGCATCATCCTGTACCACGCAATGAAAATCCGCTGCCGGGTCGTGCAACATCCACGCCGCCCGGCTGTTAGCTATCAGGTTGTTTTTTTGGTCGATACTGAATTGTGATAAAGGGAGTTGCAGTTTTTCCTGTAAATAGGGGAAAAACTGCGCGCGGGATGGGTGCGCCATGACCGAAATTGAAAGTTTTATTGTCTCCATGTCGTCTTTTAGAGCATGGCGCGGGCAAAGTGTCAAGTAGTTTTTATTTTGTTTTCTTACCACCGGGGCTGTTTCTGGGGCGTCCTCCCGGCACGTCCGTCCGAGGCGCTTCAAAAGTATTCCTGCACACACACGCTTCGCATCACGTGGTGAAAATTATTTATATTTTTTAGAACTTTATATTATAAATAGAGAGAGGACGGACACACTAAACACTTGTGGGGTATTTAATGACGTAAGTCCTGATAAATTCAGGACTTACGAACACGGTATGAACGCGCCTGGGGCGTCCGGGCAGAATATTTTGTGCCGAAAATTGACGCTTTTTCAGACTGAAATTTTTCACGTGATGCAAAAAATTTTTAGATGGCAAAAACGGGCCGGCTTTTTAAGTGGCCGGACGCCTGCCCGGACACCCCGGCGATCTCTAATTGAAATGGTTTATTATTGATAATTTTAATTTTTTTACTAAAATCACTTGACAAATTTATTCGGTGGCAGTATGTGTAATAAAACTAAAAGCAAGGAGCATTTATCAATGGCGGTTTTCATAGTAAAATCGAAACGTGGCGAGCATCATATTTATGTGAATGATAAAGACGCGGAGCGCGTTAAAAATTATGCCCGTTTTAGCGGTGAAAAACGTGTCAAGGATTACAAGAGCGCCAAAGATTTGCGGGACAAAAACGGCTATCCACTTCATGTCGTAGACTATTCCGGCCCTTTGTATTCCTGGCATATAGTGTGGAAAAACGATAAAATAGACGCAGTGGCAACGGACGCGCGTATCAGCGCCCCTGGAACAAAATGTGGATATAGAACGAAACAGGTAAAACTACACGAATATATAATGGGGGAAATTCCCCACTGTAAAGGCGTCCGGCACCGGGACGGAAATCCTTTAAATAATAGAAGAGAAAATTTAGTGCTGTATCAAGTCTACGATACGGAAAAACTGGACTACACTACAAAAGGTAAGAAAAGGGTGGACATCTGCGTCGGGTGTAAAGACGATGCCACTTGTCGCAAAGTTCCGACCCGTAAAAAGATATTGAAAACCGAGGTTAAAAAATATGAGAATTAGAATGGGAAAAGGGCAGGTGCTTGTTTTCGACGCTTTCGTTGAAAAAAAGTTAATGGAGTTGAAATCCGAAAAAGGATTTTATCCGACACTTAGGGAAATCGGCGAATGCTGCACACCGCCACAACCGGCGGCAACAGTTTTTCGCGCCCTCCGCCGCCTGGCCGCCGCCGGCCGGCTGTCGAAAGAAGCAATGCAAGTTTATAACGCAAAAAACAACCAAAAATATATACAGGAGAATTCACACGATGAAAAAAACAGTAAAAGCCGAAAAGCTAAAAAGTAAAGGAACCGGCACACTTTCCGTCTCGCCGTCGGCGTGGATGGTATGGGAAAAATGCGCCCTGTCCCTTCAGGCGGTAAAGTCGCCGCTCATTTTAGAGCGGGACGAATACGCCAAAGAGGGAACGCGGTTGCATGGAATGATTGCGGCGGAACTGACGGGCGCTTATCACACCCCGCTTGAAGGCGACGACGCGGCATTAGTGCGTTTCACCGTTGAAACGGTCAGGCGGGAATTATACGACCACGAAGCGTACGCTATTGAACACAGTTTAGTCACCAAAGTAAAAAACGTTTTATTTTCCGGTACGGTGGACTGCATGGCCGTGGCGGGCGACGCGGTTACGGTCATTGATCACAAAATGGGCTGGCGCGAAGTGGAAGCGGAGGGAAACAGTCAATTGAAATTGTATGCGCACATGGAAGCGGCGCAAAATGACACTATAAAACGTTGGCACGGCGTTATTGTTAACGCCCGGTTTAATTCAACGTCGTACACGGGCGGCGAAATTGATCCGTACTACCTTGCGAACACCGCAAAAGATTTGATCGCCCGAACCGCAAAAAAGCAATTCCAGACCGGTAATCACTGCGCCTACTGCCAGCGCCTTTCAACCTGCGCCAAAATCCGCGCTGAAATCGCAAAATGGACCCGGCCTGGCGCGATTGACAGTATAACGCGGACGCCTGAAAAGCTCGCCGAGGCGCTCCGCCTGGCAAAACCGGCGGAAAAACTTTTTGAAACGATCAAAAAAGAGGCTCAGCTTTTCATGGACCTGGGCGGCGTTATTCCCGGAGTGACGGTCGAATACACCGCCGGGACGCGGGCGTGGCCGCGTGATATGAACAGACTCGATATAGCTGCGCGGATCGGCGTTAAGCTCGAAGACATGATCGAAGAAACGTTCAAATCCCCGGCGCAGGCGGAAAAGATTGGCGCGGATAAAGACGCTATAAACGCGATTGCAATCCGTCCGCCGCGTAAGGGATTCAAGTTTATTTAAAGGAAGGGGGGAATAAAATGAAAAAATGTTTAGCGCGATTTACGCGTGGAGTGGTGTATCACATTGTCGATGGTGAGCGAATAGACGGACCGACAGATTGTATTGCGGGCGACGTGAGCGGCATCCGGGGCGACGTGAGCGGCATCGAGGGCGTCGTGAGCGGCATCTGGGGCGACGTGAGCGGCATCGAGGGCGACGTGAGCGACATCCGGGGCGACGTGAGCGGCATCGTGGGCAACGTGGGCCGCATCCGGGGCGACGTGAGCGGCATCCGGGGCGACGTGCGCGGCATCCGGGGCGACGTGAGCGGCATCCGGGGCGAA